GTATTCGCTCAACGAAACCCAAATAAACTAAAGGATCCATATTTTGATTTTGTTTCGGGTATTCAGATATACATACCTAAATTAGATTATTTAAGACAAACATTGGGATTTTAAATGAGTGATGATACCAGAATAGGACAAACTGCAACACAAGCCGGAAGTCCAAATACACCGCAAGCAAATGATGAAAGACGAACGTCTAATCCGTTGTCCAAATATGCAAGTTATACATATCAGTTGGCTTTGTATGCCATAACACCAGAATATTATAAATTATATAAATCAACTAATGATTTAAATACTCAAGATCCAAACGTTGCCTTAATATTACAAAGCGGTGGAGTTAATAATAACGCTAATCGAGCAGCCGGTTTTGAATTTGATTATTATATTGATGATTTAAAATTAGAAGCATATGTTGCACCTGAATCCAGACAAACTTCTACAGTGACGTATGGTATTGAATTTAAGATATATGAGGCTCTTGGATTTAAATTTGTAACAAATTTGTTTCAAACATTACAATCATTAAAAAACGTATCAAATGAACTTAAAAATTTAAGTAATGCTAGTAGACAGTTATTTGTGTTGACAATTAAATTTTTAGGTTATGATATACAAGGTAACCCTATACAAGATGATATAATTTTGGGCTTAAACAAATATTATGACATAATGTTTACGGAAATAAAATTTAAACTTGATGGTAAAATCACTGTTTACAATTTAAAGGGTATAGTTACTAGGATGGATGTAATGGGACCCAAGAAAGGTTTAGTTGATAAAGGTGCATATAATTTGTATGGATCAACTGTGGGTGATGTGCTAACCAAATTAATGACAAAATTAACAGAAGATAGAAAAAGAAATAGCAACAATACACCAAGTGATACATTTCGGGTTGAATTTGTTGGCTCCGGTGCAGATGAAATAAAAAATGCAACGTTTGCAACACCTGAAAATGCTGATAAACATACGAATGCTACTACACCGCCCAATATAAAAAATACAACTGAAGTTACTCCTGCAGTGGAATTAAAAGCAGTTCCTAGAACAAATGAAAAAGAAATAAAAATTAATGGCGGAACTCCGATTACCAAAGCAGTAGAAGAGATTATAAAATTAAGTACATATAACAGTGATGCTCTAGCGAAAGTAGTATCTAACGATAAACAACCTGGGCCCGGAGAACAGCAAAAAGTATCTAATAAAAAATTTGCTTCATACTATTTAACACCTGTGATTAGTAATGTAAAACGGAATAATACACTTGGAGATTATGCATATGACATAGTGTACAAAATTCAAAAATATGAAACACCTGACATATCAGCACCTTACGTAACGCAAACATCATCTTATTATGGGCCGGTAAAGGAATATAAGTATTATTATACTGGAGAAAATTCTGAAGTAATAAGATTTGAACAAGAGTTTGACAACACATACTTCACTGTATCATTAAATGCAGATGAATCAGTAATTCCTAGAAGAGTAGATGGGGATGTTCCTGTAAGTATTGCTACTCCGTCGGGAGGTAGTCCTCAAGGTGTAAATAATCCAGCAACTCTAACACCACAAAATAGTGCTATTACATACTTACTTGATCCAGCAAAAGTTGCCCGTGCAAAGATTGAAATATTAGGTGATCCTGATTGGTTGGGGCAAGATGTAGTATCAACTACTAGATATATTAGTGAAAATAATAAAACTATAAATTATAGTGCCCAACAAGTTTTCATTGAGATAAAAGTACAAGAGCCTATCGATTACAACCATAAAACAGGTCTTTTGGATTTGAATGAAAATATTTTGTTTTGGAGTTATCCGAAATCAAAAAGAAAAGATTTACAAGGAAAGATAAGTTATAAAGTAATAAAGGTTACTAGTACATTTAAATCTGGAAAATTTACACAAGTGTTAGACTGTGTAATTACTACCTTCCCCGCTGACCCCAAACCAGAAAATCAAGCGAATACAGGTCAAAACGCTTCTGGAACTCCAACACAACCTACAACATCAGGATTGACAACAGTAAAAGAATCACCGTCTCAATCCGATGGTTCTACAACACCTCGTACTGCTTTAAATTCAGCAGGTCAACCAAATCAACAAGGGCGTACTGCGAATGATGATGCAAGCATATACGGTAACGGTGGACTTAATGTATCTGGTAGTATAGTGGCTACATAAAGGATTGAAATATGCAAAACATAATTAAAACTACAGGAACAATCAAGGCTTCAACACCTAATTCAGGTGGAGCGAATCCTAGACTTGCACCTGTATTTGGAGTAGTAAAAAACAACATTGACCCCAATCGAATGGGCAAGTTGCAAGTTTATATTGCTGATTTCGGTTCAAATGATCCAGAAGATCAAAGCAGTTGGTGTACAGTTTCCTACATGTCTCCTTTCTATGGATTTGTTAGACCAACTTCAGGTGATACAGGATTCGGTGATTATGTTTCAAATCCCAGTTCATATGGAGTTTGGAATAGTCCACCTGACATAGGAACTACCGTTGTTTGTATCTTCATAAACGGTGATCTTAACTATGGTTTTTACATAGGTTGTGTTCCTGAACCAGACGCATTACATATGGTACCTGCAATTGGTGCAAGTGACAACATAATCGCAAATACAGATGGTGAGGCTAACGGTTATGGGGGTGCCACTAGATTACCAGTCACAAACATAAACACGAACAATAAAGGGATAGCAGACAGTAACAACTTTTTAAACCAACCTAAACCCATTCACAGTTATGTTTCTGCAATTATGAATCAACAAGGGTTGATAAGAGACTCATTAAGAGGTCCTATATCTAGTAGTTCTCAACGTGAAAGTCCCAGTAGAGTTGGTTGGGGAATAAGCACACCTGGAAGACCTATATACGAGGGTGGATACACTGATGAAACAATTGCAAGTGCTGCAAGTGAAGGTGCAAATCCCAATAAATTAAGGGTGATATCTAGAAGAGGTGGTCATTCAATCGTCATGGATGACGGTGATTTGATTGGCAGAGACCAACTGATAAGAATTCGTTCTGCTGCTGGACATCAAATTTTATTGAGCGATGACGGACAAACTTTGTTCATCGTGCATAGTAATGGACAATCCTACATTGAGTTAGGTAAAGAAGGTACAATTGACATGTACTCAACCAACAGTTTCAACGTCAGAACACAAGGAGATATAAACTTACACGCTGATAATAACATAAGCATAAATGCTGCTAAAAAGTTCAACCTGTATGCAGATGAAATCAACATCAATTCAAATAAAAACACCAATCAAATAGTAGGACAAAATCATTCAATTTATACCAAAGGAACCTTCACTTACAAAATTGATGGATCTATGAGTATGTTTTCAAAGGCAGAAGCATCATATGCAAGTTCATCAACTATATTTGTCAATGGTAGTATTATAAATCTCAATACAGGCTCTACATCAGTTGTTCCACAAATAGTTCAACCTATATCTTTTGTTGCACATACTGATACATTGTATGACAAGACGAAAGGATATGCTGCTGCTCCGGGTAAGTTGATAAGCATTACTTCAAGAGCACCGGCTCACATGCCATGGGCTAATGCAGGTCAAGGGGTAGATGTAAGAACTAGTAGTGATGCAGCAACTGAATTGCCGAGTGTACCATCGACCGCAGTTGAAAATATAAACAACGAATCTGCAAATATTTCTGATAGTAACCCAGTGACATCAGATATAATATCAAGTGTTCCTCCTGTAAAAAATATTAGTAAAACTCTAGATAGTAATGTAACTGCTGGGTTAATTAGCGCAGTTTCAAAAAATGCAGCCAGCGGCGTGGCGGCATTTGTTGTTAAGAATGGTTCTGGAATAATTCCAACAAGTCAGGGAAATATTGCATCAGTTGGCAAATTCGCATTTAATCCGTCTCAATTAGAAAAAGCAGGTGTCATTAAACCTGGTTCTAGTGCTCTGGTTAATTCATTGGTTAATAGCGGAAAGACTTTAAAAGATGCTATGCCTGCAAACATTTTTACTGGAAAAAATGGCATTACCAATTTAGAAAAAATAGTCAAAAGCAAAGAATTGCAAATTGAAACTCAAATTGATTTGATGAAAAAGTCAGAAACTGAGTTAAAGAGTGCAGGTGTTATAAAAGGAAACGAAGATGGTGCTAGTATTGCAGGGTTAGTACTTGCTACTAGTTCTTCTGGAATAAACAACGTGATTAATGCAGTGAAAAATTCAAGTGAATTTGGATCACCTGCAAAGCCCAATAAACTTTTGAATAAAATATCCGGTGTACTCGATTCCGTGAAGAACGCTATAAAAACTGGAAATAGTGCTGCAAAGGTAGCGAATAATATCAATGGACCATATGGGTCTGTGGCAGATTCAGCGAACTCAGCAGAACCCTCACAAAAAACTAAAAATGCTAGTGCTGCTGCATTTGGAGCAATATTATCAGCGTTTAAACCATTGAAAGTAGGTGTACCGCAAAATCTGACACAAATCGCAAATAAACAAAATGCAGAAAATGTAAGCAATGCAACTGATGACAAAAAAACAGCACAAGCAGCATTGCAAGCAGTAGGTCAAGTTACTGGAATACCAGTAAAACAAATATCAAACTATATGAAAGATATTACGTCTTCTAACGACCCTTCGAAAGCACTAAAGGCTACATCAGGTTTGTTAAGTACTTTGGGAAAAATTACAAAAGACAACTCGTTGTCTAATTTAGGAAAAGTAACAAATAGTGCATCAGGATTGTTGAATTCAATTAATAAGTTAAATTCAAGTTCTAATCCAACACAAACAGGAAATGCAATTTCTAATATTTTGAAAGATGTCGGTAAAATATCAAATGCTGTAGGAAATCCAGAACTGACAAAAAATTTAAAAAATCTAAATTCGATAGTTAAATCAGGTACTTCTGCTTTAGGATCAATTGCTAAATTAAATGCAAGTACTAATCCAGCGCAAGCGATAAAAAATGTATCAGGTGTTGTTACAAGCATAGGAAAAATAGGTTCTTCTTTAGGAGAACCTTCTTTAAATAAAACAGCAAATAGTTTAAACACTATTTTGAAAAGCACTGGACAAATACTGAGGTCGTCTGAAACTCTATCATCAACTAATAATCCTAATGTGTCTTCAGCATCAGTATCCAATATTATTAACAATGTAAATAGGATATCATCTACATTAAGTAATTCTAGCAAATCTAGTGGATTAAGCGCATTGCCTGGTGCACAATATAGCACTGGGTCTGTAGTTAATCAAACATTGGGTAAAATTAATTTACCTGGAACTAATTTGTTGAGTTCTGCTATAAAAAATATTTCGACGGCAAAGAAAAATGAAATATCTTCTCAAGATGCTAGAGAATTAACGGAAGATAGATTGAATACTGATCAAGTAACTAATCCTAATACAAATATTAAACAACTTGCAACAGGTGATTTGCCACCGGCAGCAGTGTCTCAATTAAATGCAGCGATTGCTTCAGTTAGTAAATCATCTGCAAATCCTATAAAGATGCCAACCGTTGCAGTAAACACTAACAATAGAGTATCATTAGAACAGCAAACTAAAGCACTATTGGGCAATGCGAAAATCCCGTTGCCCAATTTTAATGGTTCTGGTCCGTCTGATGCTGCTAAATCAGCTTTGGAAAGAAGTGTTAACGAAAGTAATTCTCTGACTTTATCATTTAGTGAATTGATAGAAGAAAATGAAAAAGTAGAAGCAGCAAAAAGAGAATATTATGACATAGAAAACACTTATCCTCCAGGTGATCCGCAAATAGAAGAGGCTAGATTGAGGTGGATAAACTTAAAACAAAATTTAGATAACAAGTTCAAATCACTAATTTCTTTGTAGACTAAATATAGTTATGGCAACATATTTTGGATTCAGTACTTTGGCTGCAAATTTACCTAGAAGTACAAACGTACAAACAGGAAACAACGGTGGTTTCGGAAACATAAACCGACCTATAAATTCAGGTAGAAAATATAAATTAACAGACGTTCAATTAGTTATACAAGATTTAGTAAATGCCTTCAATATACGACAGGGACAAAAAGTAGGACAGCCAGGTTACGGCACTACTTTGTGGGATTTTGTATTTGAACCAAACGATCTTTCTACTCAAGAAAAAATAAAAAATGAGGTCTTCCGAGTATTAACTAGTGATCCGAGAGTTATTGTAAACTACGTATCTTCATATCCACGAGATAACGGAATATTGATCGAAATAGAAATTTCAGTTTCTCCATTTAATCAATCACAAGTTTTAAGTTTATTTGCAGATAGCGAAACCAACCAACTTTCTCAGCAGTAATCAAAAAATCAGGTTTTAGGTAAGATAAATACTTAAAACAGAGAAAAGATATGGCAACAAGTTCAAGAGCATCTGCAATATTTGGTGTAAATGATTGGCAAGCGATTTATCAGACTTTTAAAGAAGCTGACTTTAAGAGTTATGATTACGAAACCTTGCGTAAAACATTTATTGACTATTTAAAACTTTACTACCCAGAGACCTTCAATGACTATATTGAAAGTTCTGAATTCATTGCATTACTAGATGTAATGGCCTTCATGGGCCAGGGCTTGG